TATTCGCAATCTTTTGATCGTGTACTCTATTTGCTGCCATTGCTAACAAATAAGTTTCTAATAATCTTTCACCTGTTGCTAATTTATCAGGACCGCCACCTGTGTTAAATTGTCGAGGTGCAAAATCACCACCTAATAGATCACCATCCTTTTCTGCTATCACTCCATAACCATCTTTTATGGGATCCATCTCTTCGTTATATTTACCTGGGATTAATCCAAGTATTAATGGATGCTGTGCCATTCTTCCATCGAGGAACATTCCATAAACAAAAGCATTTAAAGGTGGGGGTGGATTGTTTGGATCGTAACTACCTGAAGCACAAATTGCCCAAGGCAAATCTTTTGTAGAAATATCAGAGTGTGTACCATGAATACCAAACGCACGAACTTGTATCTTTCCTTCAAAAGATTTATCTACGTTATTTTCCACAACTCCTATAAAGAAATGTGGTTGTCCTATTCCTGAACCATCTGCTGTGTTCATCTGCCTGTTTCCCAATCAAATTTAATCATTGCCAATTCTGTTTCTAAATTAGTACCGTCTATATTATGTGAAGTTGCATATATTAAATAGTAACCGCTTAATCTTTTATTCTGTTCGCCTTCTAAAGTAGCATTAGGTTCTAATACTGTTAAATCAACTACCTCACCTGGCTTTAAATCTAACCTACCGCGAATCACAGCATTACACATGTTTTCATTTAAATGATAATGATAAGCTCTTCTGTTTTGAATAATCTCAGTCATATGTTGTTCACCGCGAGGTATTTGCCCAGGTTTCTGTTCGAAGCCTGCAGCTGACCAATCTCTATACACAACACTTTGCGGTGCATTAGATTCAGTGAACGTATCTTTAATAAAACTTTCAGTATGTTTTAAACCTACAACACCACCGACTTTACCTTGCATTCCTTTATACTTACTTTTCTTTTTAACATAGTCGTAATGGAAATCTCTTTTCTTTTTTGTTGTGAAATCAATTTCCATCACTGAATTTTTATACGCACCGTTTGTTAAATCTTTTAATGTATTAACATGATTGGAAGTAGTGAACTCAGATAATGTTTCTATAATAACAGGACCTGCTAATGGATTACGATCAACGATAGGAGAATACTTTAATGATTTTCTTTCAGCATTATTTGCTTCTGCTAATAACCATTCATCAGTTACCCAGTTATAACCATCAACTGTTTCAAAGAAACGAAACGTAGATGATTTAGATTTATTCGTAAACGCCTTGGCACAAAGAAATTTCATTGCTTGTATTGGATTATAGTCAGGAATAATAACTCTCATTTCTCCATCAGAGTCTTCTACATTAAACGTTCTATTCTTTCCAAGGTTTTTCTTAAAGTATGTTTTAAATAATTGCTTTGCACAATAAGAAGCGGACTTGGAACGGAAAGCAGTAATAACATTCTTTGTCATTGCTTGCCAAGAAGACCTTGTTACAAAGTGTAATGTATAAGCGTACTGATCGCCTGATTCTTTTTGTATTGAAACATTACTTATTTCTATTATCTGTAAATCTAAATTAAGTTCAGTTTGTAGGTCGTGTGATTTAAGTCTAAGTTTTAAATTTTCTTCTGCTCTAATAGGCAATGTTGTTAATAAACCAACACCATCTAAAACATCAATAGAACCGGTAATTGTTCCGTTGGCCATTGACTGCTGTAAATCAAACCTACCAATAAGACCAGTAATAATTTCAGACTCTCTATCGGCAGTAATAATCTCTGCAGATTCAATCGTACAATATCCTGGGTTAAAAGTCTCTTCCATTATTCGCTTACGCTATCTCGTAATTCTCGAGTTATTTGTCCCAAGTAGACATCGTCGAATAAAAAGATTTCTTTTTTATTGTCATTAAGTTGTGTTTCATATTCGAAGATACGATAAGGAATCCAATCGTCAGGAATGATTCTTTTCACAATAATCTTTTGTCCACGTTCAGTACGCAGAATGACACGGTCCTCTCTACGAAGATAAATTGTTCGGAATGATTCCGGTGCTAAAATAATATCATTTACTGCCATGTGCTATCCCTAAACCTTTTTGATATAATATAATATGTTTTCATCAATACTTTCATTCTTAGTCCAATCAATAACATCTTCACCAATTTTACCAGACTCTGCGGTATATTTATCTACCAAGTAATCATTAAATGTTTGAGCATCCATTGGCCATTCATAATAAGGATCTATGATATTGTTTGCCATATACACTAACCAAATATAATCAACTGAACCGTAATAATCTAAAGCAACATCTTCTGCTCGTTCGCCATCTTTAACGGTATATGAATAATATAAGTATGGGTTATTAGAAACGGCCCTCATAAAAGAAGCACGCCGAGAAATGTCTCTTACCTTTCTTCCTTCATATCTGATTACTGGGAAGTCTTGAAAATACTTATAAGACACTTTATCCTCCTGCGTTATTTGCTGATGGGGTTGGGGTTACTGTATTGTTTGCGGTTGCTTCTACCACCTTCGGTATTTGAACATCTAATGCAGGAAGCCCAGCCATACCATAATCTTCTGCGGTTTGTATCTCGAGTTCCATAAACGTCATTGAAATATTAATACCCATAGGTACACCACCTTGAGCAATTGTTGGCGAACTTCCGTTGTCTGCATAGTTAATATCTATACCTTTACACATACAAGCTTTAAATCTCGGATAGTGCGATTCGTCAACTCCTAAAAGATTAATCATTACAACTGAAGGATACTTTAAATACGCTCTTGCTAATCCACCACTAGTTACATCACGCAATCCTTCAGCGCCTTCTCCTGACGGTGCGAGAGGTTGTACTTGTGGTAATATTTTGCTTTTAACTTTATTTACAATATTTTTAATATCATCAGCTTCTTGTTTGTTGGCTGGATATACTGACCATGAGAAAGAAAAGTTTCTTAAATCAACTCCGCTGAAATGTAAAGTAGTAAGTGGATTTTGTACTGAACCTAAAGCTGCACCAATTGATTTTTCTCCAAGTCCTAATCCACCAAGAACACTTGTTCCTAATGTACCAATTAATCTTTTAAACATTCCACTTGATTCACCATCCATGGCATCGCCGCTCAGGAGTCCTTGAGTTCCACTAGCAATTGCGTTGCCTAGTTTCTTTGCTGCAGCAACAGGGTCGTCTGCCGCGGCCACTGCTTGTCCTGTAAGGAACTCTTCAATGAATCCACGTTCAAAAGAATTGATCTGAACTCCTGTGGAATCTGTTAGTGTATTTGGAAACGGTAATTCTAATGTAAAGGTACCATTTTCTTTAGCTCTTCTTTGTGCCGCGGTTCCCCATTTCGTTCCACCCCCACCTGTTAAGTTACCAACGGGTGGTTTAGAAATAAACTCGGAATAATTATAGTCTTTGAATATAAACTGGATTCCGTGTGGGAACTGTCCACTTGGCCATTGAAGTCGGTCTATACCGCCTCTATCTCCCATTCTAGTTTTAAAGTCAGGTCTTGCCATGAATTTTCCTCAATTCGTTCCGACGAATCGTAATAAATATGTATATAGTTAATTTATTATTTATAACAGTAATCGGAAGTATATCATGGCATATAAGGGTAGATTTAGACCAAAAGATCCCAATAAGTATAAAGGTGACCCTACAAAAATTATTTATAGGTCTTTGTGGGAGTTTAAAGTATTTAAATGGATGGATTCTCACCCAGATGTAATATGGTGGCAATCAGAAGAAGTAATTGTTCCATATAGGTCTCCGATAGACGGTAGAGTACATAGATACTTTCCTGATGTAATAGTACACAAGAGAGATAACTTAGGTAATCCTCAAACTATTATGATTGAAATCAAACCAAGCGCTCAATGTAGACCGCCTGATATAAAGAATAAGAATAAAACAAAGACAGGCAGAGTTTCAAGAAGGTATTTAAATGAAGTTAAAACATGGGGAGTTAACGAAGCAAAATGGAAAGCAGCAAAGAACTTTTGCGCTGACCGAGGATGGCATTTTACAATTATGACAGAACATCATATTCCAGGAGCACGATAAGTGGCAACTTTATTTTCAGATATATTAGCAAAGGGTATACGACAAGGGCAAATGCCTGCTCGTTCTCAGGCTGCACGAGAATGGTATCGTAACCAAGCTACACTTAAAGCAGGTAAAGAAATAACTGCTGAAGCTATATTAAGTACCAAAGATAAAGGAAGAGCAAAAGGAGAGTTACGTGGTGATCAAGTATATGGTTCAATGTACTTTTTTGAATACGATCCTAAACATAAAGCAACATTACCATATTACGACAGGTTCCCACTCATATTTCCCATAAATAAGGTAAAGGGTGGTATACTTGGAATGAATATGCATTACTTGCCACCGAAGATGAGAGCACAGTTAATGGATGCATTATATACAGTAGCTTCAGATAAGTCGTACGATGAGAATACCGTATTAAATATAAACTATAAATTGTTACAGAGTGCTTCAAATTTTCGGTTCTTTAAGCCTACAGTTAAAATGTATTTGGCTAAACAAGTTAGGTCAAAGTTTATAAAGATTGCCGCGTCCGAATGGGACACTGCATTATTTTTACCAGTACAATCATTTCAGAAACAAAGTCAGGGTACTGTGTGGGCGGATTCAAGAAGGATTGCTAGGAGTTAAGAATGGCATTTAATATTAGTAGATTTAAGTCAACGTTTGAAGGTCTTGGTGGCCCGGCCAAGGCGAATCTTTTTGAAGTCATGATGACTAATCCTAAATGGATGAATACCGCAACGGAAGCAGATAAAGGTAAATTTGACGCAAGAACGTTTACGATGTTTTGTAGTGCAATTACTTTTCCTGGTGTTGCTATTAATACAACAAACTACGATTACGTTGGTCAGCTATCAAAAATTATTCCGAGCGCAATTACTACACCTGGTCCAATTACAGCAACATTCATTTGCGATTCAGATCATCATACATTAAGATTCTTTCATTATTGGATTCGGCACGTTTTAAATTATAGTTCTGCAGGTGGTATTCATAGTGAATGGAAAGAAAAGCTTCCACACGAAGTTGGATTTAGAGATGATTATGTTTGTGATTTAGAAATCAAACATTTTTCTACAGACAGTAACCCAAGGTCTTATTACTCTGCGGTATTACAAAAAGCATATCCAATTAATGTGGGTGGAGTTGAAATGGCTTGGGATGGAACAGATACGTTCTTAACAATACAAGTACAATTTGCGTTTGACGATTACGAATACTCTGCAGATAAAGCAGGACATACAGGATCACGTTCAACAAGAGGCGCAGGTTTACTTGATCTTCTTGGAGATGTAGCAGGGTTTGCTGATACTGTAAGAGGAACATTAAAATCAGGCAAACCAAGAAACATTCAAGACGCAGTTAACAAATTACAAAGAATAGGAAATTCGTTAGATAACATAACTGACAATCTTCCAACTAAAGGATAACAAATAGGAAATATATTATGGCATTACCAAAAATTGATTTACCGTTAAACAAAATAACTTTACCCAGCGATGATAGTGAAGTTTTATATAGACCGTTTACAGTAAAAGAAGAAAAGATATTATTAGTAGCAGCGGAATCAAAAGATCCGATGGTAGAAATGGTGGCAATCAAACAAGTAGTAAATAACTGTTTAATTGATAAACCAATTGAAGAAATATCAATGTTAGATTTAGAATACATATTTTTAAAGCTAAGAGCAAGCGCAGTAAATAATACAGCTGCATTTACAATAACAGATCCTGATACTAATGAATCAATACCTCTTGAGATGGATCTCGAAAACATGGAAATATTAAGAGATCCGAATCATAGTAAAGAAGTTAGAATTAATGATGATTTAGTTTTATTTTTAAAGTATCCAAACATTGATGATTTTACAAAGATAATTGATATGGAAGCAACCGATCCGTTAGTTAATTATGTTATTATGGTTTCTTGTTTAGATACATTGGCAACAGAAGATGAAGTACATAACTTTGCTGATTATACTCCAGAAGATATTGCTGATTTTATGGATAACTTGACTGGTGATATAATTAAGAAGATATCCAACTTCTTTGATA